GAAGGCATCCCCGGGTTCTGGCACTACGCCGAATGCGACGGGGCGGATGCGTGGCACGGGGCGCTGATCCGGGCGCTGCGGGTCGAGGGGCAGACCCCGGTCGACATGGTCGACGACGCCTCAAAGAGGAGCTGACATGGCCGTCATCACGAACTACGAGACGCTCCTGACCGCGGTCGCCGACTACGTCGCGCGCGACGACCTGACGGGCTTCGCCCCCAACTTCGTGCAGAACTGGGAGGAGCGCTTTTACCGCGACCCGCAGAACTGGGGCGACTGGATGGAATCCAGCACCACGTTCTCCGCAAGTGCCGCGTCCGTGCCGGCGGACTTCCTCGCCGTGAAGTACGCGACCGTGCAGGGCGACGTGTCGAGCGCGCCGCTGCAGCGCGTGTCGCTGGCCGTGTTGCTAGGCCAGTGGCCGCGCGGCATTTCGGGCAAGCCCCGCATGATCGCCAAGCAGGGCAGCAGTTTCGTGTTCGGTCCTGAGCCGGATAGCAGCTACACGATCACGCTGCAGTACTACGCGAAGCCGACATTGCTTCGCAGCGACGCCGACGGCGCCAACTGGCTCACCACGCACGCGCCCGACCTGTGCCTGTACGGGGCGCTGCTCGAGGCCGAGCCGTTCCTAAAGAACGATGGCCGCATCGCGGTCTGGCGCGACTTCTACACCGATGCGCTCGCGGCGTACCGCGACCAGCAGCGCGACGAGGAGTTCATGGGCAGCCCGATGGTCGCGGTGCTGGCGTGAGCACCGGCGTCGTCAAGTTTGGGGAGTGGCTGCCGGACCTGCCCGACCTCGACAACCCGGGCCTGACGGAGGCGAAAAACGTTATCCCGTCCGACCGGGTCTACAAGTCGTTCCTGCCCGTCACCGGCATCGGCGATGCGCTGACCGCAGGCCCCGTCGGCGGCGTGTCGGCGGTGGACACGTCCGGCAACGGCTACTTCTACGCCGGCACGCTGCAGAAGATCTTCATCCGCTCGGGCTCCGGCTGGTCCTCGCGCCTCGCCGGCACCGCGACAACGGCCGCCGACGGCTACTGGTCCATGGTCCAGTACGACGACCTGGTGATCGCCACGAACTACAACGACGTGCCGGTCTGCAGCACGGCCGGCAGCGCCAGCAACTTCACGACGCTGTCGGTGTCGGGCACCGCGCCCTCTGCCCGATGCGTGGGCGTCATCGGCCGCCACGTGGTGCTCGGCGACACCGCCCTGACTGCTGCAGCGCAGAACCGAATCCAATGGTGCGCCATCGACGACCCGCGCAACTGGCCGACGCCGGGCACCAGCACGGCGCAGAGCGTGCAGGCGGGCGAGCAGTACATGAATGCCGCCTATGGCCCTGTGACCGCCATCACCAATGGCGAGAACTACGGGCTCGTGTTCCAGCGCAACGGCATCTCGCGGATGTCGTACGTCGGCGGGAACGTCGTGTTCCAGTTCGACCAGATCGAGCGGGCGCGCGGCGCGCTCTTTCCGAATGCCGTGGTGCAAATGGGCCGGCTGGCGTACTTCATCAGCGGCGACGGCTTTTACGTTACCGACGGCATCGAGGTGCGCCCGATCGGCTCGCAGAAGGTCGACAACTACTTCGGCGACACCGTCGACACGACCTACAAGCACCGCGTCCGGGGCGCGATCGACTACGCCAACAAGTGCATTTACTGGGCGTACCCGGCCAGCGGCAACACCGGCGGCCGCCCGAATCGGCTCCTGATCTTTAACTACGAGGAAGGCCGCTGGAGCCGCGCCGAGGACCAGGTGGAATTTCTGACCTCGGGCGTCACGAGCGCGATCACGCTCGATGACCTCGACAGCTACTTCGCCTCGCTTGACATCGTGAGCCCAAGCCTCGACTCGTCGAACTGGGCGGGCGGCAACAACACGATCCTCGCGATCGACAGCGCCAGAAAGCTCGGCGGGTTCACCGGCCTCGCCGGCACCGCCATCATCGACGGGGCCGAGGCCGAGCTCATCCCCGGTCAGCTCGTGCGCGTGCAGGGCGTCAAACCGCTGGTCATCGGCACCGCGCCGACGCTCACCGTGTCGATCGGGGCGCGCAACGATCTCGGCTCGTCCCCGACCTACACCACGGCGCGCACGCCCAATGCCCGCACGGGCTTCGCCGACTGGCGCAGCGAGGCGCGCTATCACCGGGCGCGCGTGACGATCACCGGGGCGTTCCAGTCAGCGCTCGGCATCGAGTATCAGGCCGTGCCGTCCGGGTTCACCTGATGGCGATCCCGTATTTGTTCGTGGACGACCCGGACGAGCGACGGCACCGGGAGCGGCTCGCCTCGGCCGTCAACGCGCTGATTGCGGGCAAGCTCGACGTGGTTGGGAGCTTCACGCTGGCGGCAAACGTCACCAGCACCACCGTCTCGGACAACAAGTTCGAGAGCAACATGGCCGTCGTCTGGGTGCCAACGACCGCGAACGCGGCCGGCGCCGTGGGCGGGTTGTATCTGTCCGGCCGGTCGCAGGGCAGTTTCACGCTGACCCACGCCAACACGGCCACCACCGACCGGACCTTCCTGTATGTCCGGCTCGGGTAACGTCTTCGCGCTCGGCGCCGACCAGATCGAGGTGTTCTGGCCCTACCTCGAGCCGCACCTGAAGCGCGTCGAGCGCGAGACGGCGACCGTGTCGGTTGAGGGCTTGAAGGCGCTGGCGCTCAACTGCGAGGCGCAGGTCTGGGGTGTGCAGGACGCACGCGGGAACATCACCGGGGCGTGCATCACGCGCGTGTACGAGACGCCCAACGGCCGCTTTTGCACCGTGTTCGTCGCGGCCGGCATCCTGATGCCCGCGTTGCCTGAGGGCATCGCGCTGATCGAGGACTGGGCGCGAGGCCTCGGCTGCCGCGCCATCGAGATTATCGGCCGCCGCGGCTGGCAGCGCGTGCTGCCCGGGTACGAGCCCCGCGCCGTGGTGCTGGAGAAGAACCTGATCGGAGAGCTGCACTAAATGGCCACCCCTCCCGAATTCCTGATGCCGCGGCAGGTGCCGTACGCCCCCATGCCGCAAGGACTGGGCGCCTACGGCCAGCAGGCGTATCGCTTGGCCGGCGCACCGCCGCAGACGCAGCAGCGCCAATACAGCCTCTCCGGGCCTCTGGCGCCGTTTGCCAGTCCCGGCGGCGGCGGTGGCTCGAGCGGCGGCGATCTGGCCGGCCTGCTCGGCATGCTCGCGCAGAACCCGCAGGCACTCTCGGGCATTACCAACGCGGCGAAGGGGCTGCTGAACGGCAACAGCACGCCGCTCGTCCCGGGTTCGACGCGCTCGCTGCTGCAGGGCGGCGCATCGACCACCAGCCTGATGAGCGGGATCGAGCCGACCCTGATCGCGCCCTCGGCGCCGACGATCGGCATGAACCCCGCCGTGGACGCGGCGATTACGCAGGCCAGTCAGGGCGCCGGGAGCGCGGCCGGCGCGGCCATCCCTGGCGCCGGGGTCGCCGGCGGCGGCGCCGCAACGGCTGCGTTCCCCGGCAGCACGCTCGGCCTGCTGCAGTCGGGCGTGCCCACCAGCGCGTTGATCAGCGCCTCGGCGCCGTCGCTTGGCATCCCGGCCGGGCTGCTGACGCCCGCGCAGTACGCCACCGCGATCACGCCGACGGCCACAATCCCCGGCGCTGCCGGTGCCGGCGCGGGCGCCTCCGGGTCGCTGGCCGGCCTCGCTGGCCCCGCGGCGCTGATCGCCGGCGGTCTGCTGGCCGGTCAGGGCATCAGCAAAGGCAAGGAGGGGCAGGCGGCGCTCGGCGGCGGCATCGCCGGCGCAGGCGCCTCGCTCATGGGGCTGGGCGCGCTTGGCCCGCTGGGGCTCGCGGGCGCGGCCATCGCGGCGCTCGGCGCGTCGATGGTTAACACCAAGGAATTCGGCGACGTGGCCCTGCGCAACTATTGGAACGCGGTGGACTCCGGCCGCGGCATCGGCGAGACCGACCCCAACGAGCTCGCGCAGGGGTTCATCAATTTCTACCGGACCAACAAGAACGAGTTCCCGGGGCAGGCGAAGTACGGCCGCACCGGCAACGAGGACTTCATGCAGGACATGAAGCGCACGATCAACTCGGCGATCGAGCAGGGCACGGTGGCGCCCAATGCCACGCCGCAGGAGATCCACGCCAAGGTCGTGCAGCCGTGGCTCGACACGATGGGGCAGGGGCCGCAGAACGCGGAGGCCCGGGCGATCCAGGACTTCATGATGCAGGACCTGATCGCGAGCTATCAGCGCGGTGCGCCGATCAGCAACGCCGAGGTCAAGGGCGACCGGAAGTTCTCGATCGTCGCCGACCCGATCCGCTACCCGGCCGCACCGACGCCGGGCATGGCCACGATGGGCGCGCCGGCCGAAATGATCGACCTGTCGGGCGACATGATCCCGGTGCCACCGGGTGAAGACGTGCTCGCGCAGTACATGGGATTGCTTGGAGGAGGCGCACGATGAGCCGGGACAACAACTCAGGGGCGGCCGTCCTGCAGACGCAGGCGCCGAGCTGGCAGCAGCCGTACCAGGCGCGCGGCCTCGAGCTCGCGCAGAACCAGCTCGAGATGGGCGCGCCGCAGCAGTACGGCGGCCAGACCGTCGTGCCGTTCTCGACGCAGACCGAGCGGGCCATGCAGGGCATCGAGCAGCGGGCGCTCGGCGGCTCGCCGCTCGTCAACCAGGCCTCGCAGTACGTCAGCGGCCAGCTCGCCGGGCCGCCGACCTCGCAGTTCTCGTCAATGGTCAACCCGTACCTCGACCAGATGTTCCAGCGCGCCGCGCAGAACAGCCGCGCGAGCCTCGAGGGCGAGTTCGCCCGCGCCGGGCGGAACGTCAACGCGGCGGCGCCGATCCGCGGGCAGCAGCTCAACGACCTTGCCACACAGTTCTACGGCGGCGCGTTCGAGAACCAGCAGCAGCGGGCGCTCTCGGACATTCTCTCGCAGCGCGGCCAGCAGCAGCAGGCGCTCTCGTCGGTGCCGTATCTCGCCGACGCGCCATACCGCGACATGGAGCGCCTCGCCGGCGTCGGCGGCGCGGTCGAGGGCCTCGCGGGCCGCATCCAGCAGGATCAGAGGGCGCGTTTCGACTACGAGCAGATGGCGCCGCAGATGCTGCTCGATCGCTTCGTGCAGCGCGCAAACGCGCAGATCGGGCAGGCGACCTACGAGCCGCAGGGCGGCAGCAACCAGAACGCCGCGGCGCTCGCCGGTGCGCTCCTCGGCGGGCAGGCCGGCGCGCAGTTCAGCAACAGCAACTGGGCGCCGCTCATCGGCGCACTGGGCGGCGGCCTGCTCGGGAGGTACGGTTGATGGCAAACGGACTCCTCGGCGATCCGACCGCGCTGCGCGGCCTGCTGCAATCGCCCAGCACCACGGACTTCGCCCTTGCCATGCTCGCCAACAGCGGCTACAGCCCGCGCCGGCGCAGCCTCGGCGAGATCGTCGGCGCCTCCATGTTGCAGTCGCGCCAGATGGCTGCGGAGCAGGCGCAGCAGAAGCTGCGCGAGGAATACATGCGGGCGCAGATCCAGGCGATGCAGCAGAAGCAGGAGCCGCGGCCTGAGGAGCTCGAGATCATCGCGGGCGAGGACGGGAAACCGATCTACGTCCCGCGCTCGCAGGCGGCGGGCAAATCGCCGTTTCTGCAGCCCCGCGGGGAAACCTCGCAGACGGCTGCGTTGCAGGAATACGAGCAGGCCAAGTCGCAGGGCTACGCCGGCACGTTCATGGACTACAAGCGCGATATGGCAGAGATGAGTCGCGCGCCTGTAGGTGCGGCCGGTCCGGCTGAAATGCCTGCGGCGGTCCGCGAAGCGCAGTGGTTCTTTGCACAAACGCCAGAAAGACAACAGCGCTATTTGGCGCTGAAGCGCGCCCAGCAAGTCGAAAACATCGGCGGCGTGCCGACCATCGTCGGCGCAGCTGGCGACACGACGCCGTTGTCGACACCCGATGCGGAAGCAGAGGCGCGCCGAAAAGCGGCCGCCGCCACGGCTCAGGGCACCGCTGACGTAGAAGGCGCCGGGAAGCGCGGCGCCGCCCGAGGTCTGGAGTACGTCATCCAACAGTTCCGCGGGCAGATGCTGCGAACGCCGCAGGGCGGACCCATGGGCGCCGTCGGCATGATCGGCAGCGTTACCCAGTCTCAGGAAGCGCGACGATTCAACAACCTGAGGGAGCAGCTTTCGACCGAGCTGCGCACGGTATTTCGCATCCCTGGTGAAGGCACGCTGTCCGACCGCGAGCAAGCGCAGTACGGCGTCCAGTTGCCCGACGTCAAGAATTCGCCTGATACCAACGAAGCGATCTTGCAGGACGTGCAGGCACGCGTCGCGGCGCGCTTGGGGCAAAGCGCCCCCGCCGCGCCGGGCGCAACGCAGGGCGCCGCCACCGCGCCCGCAACTTCGCCGCGCCGTCGGGTGCGCGTTGATTCCAACGGCAACGTGATCAGGTAACGCCATGGAAATTGAACTTCCTGACGGCACCATTCTTGACGCGCCGGACGACGCCGATCCGAGCGCCGTTGCCAAAGCCTACCTCGCAAAACAGCAACCCCGCCGCTCGCCGCTGGAGTACGCCTCGGGCCTTGCCGCTGCGGCCAATCAGGGCATGACGCTGGGCTTCGCCGACGAGATCCAGGCCGGCGGCGAAAGCTTGCTCAACAGTCTGACCGGCGGGCGCGTCGGCGCGCCGTACCGGCAGTCGCTTGAACGGCAGCGCAAAGAGCGGGCCGCGTTTGCCGGCGACAACCCATGGGCGTCCGGCTTGGCGACCGGCGCAGGCGCCGTGGTGCCCGGCGCCTTGTCCGCTGGTGCCCGGCTGATCGCAGCGCCGGCGACGAACGCGGCGCCCGGTGCGTTTCAGTTGCTGCGCGTCC